AGGGAATGCAACTTCATGAGCTGGTAGACTAAAGAAGTGCTGTTTGAATTGGCGAATTGCTTCTTGTGTCTTAGACTCTGAACCAGTTACAATAACTTTGAAAAGTGCTTTAAGAGCATCACGACACTGAGACGGAGTTGAGGATTTAATTGCTTCAATGCCCATAATCTTGAGCTTAGGCTGAGCATAAGCCACACCTTCATTGTTGTGAACATTTAGGATATACCTTTTCTTTGCAGTCCAAATGCCGACATCTGCAATAACCTCACGGCCCATTTCCATACGAGGACGAGCACAGTCCATTTGATCAAACATTTTAGCATAAGACTTTTTAATAACATCTTCGAAGTTTTCAGAACAGATTTTGTCAAGGAAAGCTACTGGATCTTTTGGATTCAGTTTCTTAACCAATGGACCAAAGTTAACATATAACGAATCAGTATCGATTGCAATGACATAGTCTTTATCAGTTTCAAGTAACTTATTCATGTGTTTGTTAACTGTCTTTTCAGCCCAACGAATAGCCATTTGGCCAGATAGTGTAATAGCTTCAGCCATAGATATGTCATTATAACGAAACCACTTGTTACCAAGTGCGCCATAAAGACTGTTCATCATAATCTTAATAGCCATTTGCTGGTTTTCATACCGGTTCATATCACGTTCAATACGATAGATTTCTTGCTTTTGGCTTGGGTCAATACCCTGACGTTCTTGTTGGGCAGCAAGCATTTTATCTTTAATGATACGGCGTTCAGCATAATAGTCGATAATCAAAGAAGGTAGAACACCAACAGTATCTTTCTTAAAGTGAACACCGTTGGCAGCCATAGATGTAGATTTGTCTGGGTTTTCAGTATTGTAGCCACCAAGGCACGTGTCAGGTGTTACACCAAGTGTAGTACCAGATATAATAGTTTCGGGTGACATGTTCCATTGGACAATTAAGTTAGGATACAGTGAGTTTAGATCAAAAGATACAACCCATTCATGCAAACCAACCTGTGGAGTTTTAACATAGCCGCCAGCAAAACCAGGATCTTTCTTTTCACCATTGCGTATTCCATTGGTTGTATCATGAGTAAAAGAACCTTCTACACTGCCAGCTTTTACATAGTCAGTGTTACCAGGAATCTTTTGAATATTTGGGAATACATTCTTTTTAGCAAGAGTACGATAGATGATAGTATCCCACATTGATGTGGTACCAAACGTATCCATATAGTTAATACCAGCTTTGTATGCAATGGTCATTACCAAAGTGATAAGACCCATTTTATCTTCAAGGCGATCAACTAACTCAACATCCTTGATATTATAATCGATAAACTTTTGGAAGTCAGCTTTGTACAAACCAAACAAAGAAGAATGTTCTTCATAAGACAGTTTCTTTTCACCAAGTACCACGTGTGAGATATGGTTTAGTGAATACGATTCTTGTGGACCATATGCATATCCAAACTTTTTGAACATATCCATATAGTCAAGTGTGACAATACCATACAACTCATAAGTAGTAAGATCACGACCTTTGAACTTCATAACGCGTTCATTGACGTGTTCCCAAGGTGAGAGACGATTGGCTTGACCTTCACCTAGGATTTTAGTAATACGATTTACCATGTATGGCACATCAAACCCACGTACGTTCCAGCCTGTGATTACATCAGGACAGTGTGCTGGTGAGTTCCACCACTTAAGAAAGTCAGACAATAAGTGGATTTCATTATCCATTTTGCGATAGACGACTTCACAGTCTTGCATAATAGATTTTGAGACATCATAGTCACCAAAACCCCAGACAAAATAGACATTGTCAATATTGTTTTTGCATGCAATAGAGATAATAGGTTGTGCAGCCTCATCAGGCTCTGGGAACCCGTTATCAGACTGGACTTCGATATCAATTGAAGTGATATTAATACGATCACGATCAAATTCAATATCGTCTTTCCATTCTTCCTGTTCAGCAATATATGCATTCACATAGTTGGTAGAACCATAGATGTTAAAGCTGTCAACATCCTCATATGTTTTTACAAAATCACGAGCATGACGCATATTATCAAATAGACGTGGTTCAATTACTACACCATCAAGACTAGTAAAGCCAGTTTCAGGCTTTTGTGACTTGACATAGAGTGTTGGTTCATATTTAATCTTCTTCATTACTTGCTGATTATTTTCATAACCACGGTAAAGAAGCTGATTGCCATAACGATTAATAGATGTATAGAATTTCAATAGGGTAAACCTCCATAATGTAAGTATATTATATCACATCTTTACGCAAATGTAAAGGACTTTTTTACACAATTAGCTTACTATTTGCAGGTGTTACTAGTTTTGAAAACATTTGTTGGTATTGGTTTTTAAGTTCAGTTACGGGTTCCACAACAAACATAACATTCTTAGACTGTGTTTCAATTCCATCTTTAGCATCTGAATACGCCATGAATGGAGCTAAACCTAGTTGATTGTTTTGTGTTGGTATTAGGATTGCCACATCTTTAAGAGTGTAGCCTGTAGAAGAAACTTTAGTTGAGCAAATAAGCTCTTCGCCTGTTGTAAGACGTACGATTTTAATATTGTCCATAATATAGACTCCCATGTTATAAAGAATGAGAGCCGCCGAAACGGCTCTCAAAGATATTTATTTACCAAGCATAAGGTCTCTAGCTTCGTCAAACTTACCGACTGATGCTAACCTATGCGCTTCAAATGATTTGAAGATACTAGCCATGAATGATCTCATAGCTTGAATCCCTTCAATTGAAGTTGACGCTGGCGCCTTTCCAATTCAACTAAGTCGGAAGATTGTGCTAGGTACCTTTCAATAGGACTCATCCTAGTAGTCTTCCACCACCTTTTTAATAGACCAATCATTGATAGTCTCTTAATGTTTTAGCATTAAGCTCAGCCGTAAGTGATTCCACTGTATGGCCTCGATACTCACAAATAAGTTGTTCGGCAATCATACGATTAGCAGACTTTTGTCGACCAATCATATAACCAATCATCATACTCCTGAGAGTGGCTTTAATCGAATTGAGAAATTTCTCAAGTATTTTCCCTGAGAAGTTCAGGCTTTGTAGTGCTATTGCTGTCATTGTTTTCCTCGTAATTAGAATTGATTTTGATTTTACGAGGTCGCTTCTCTTCCGGTAGGATCACTTCTAAATTGACAGTGAGAATCCCATCCTTCATTTCTGCACCAGTGACTTCCGTGTATTCGCTTAAGCGATACGATTTACTAAATTTACGAGCACTAATCCCTTTATGAACATACTCATCCTGTGATCTCCGCTGAGGACGATCTCCAGTAATTGTAAGCACGTGGTCTTTTACTTCAAGATCAATATGTTCTTCATTAAATCCAGCTACTGCGAGCTCGACAATGTAGTTCATTTGATTGACTTTAACTACGTTATGTGGGGGATATGTATCCTTTGCATGAGCCTGAATTGATTCAAGCCTATCAAAGATGTGATCGAAACCTAAAAATGCGTTTCGTGGATATGCGAAATTACCTGTCATGTGTTACCTCCTATGACTTAAGCAAGGTTATATTAAGGACCCGCTTGCGCGGCATCCAGTTTTATTTATACAAGCAAATTACTTACTTGCAATCTATGACTACTTATTTGTTCCAATATTATACTTGGGACAGAGTTGCCATTGATCTTTATCCTTATAGGAAATGATTTTGATTTGTCGTAATGGAGCTTTTTCTTTTGCTTGCTCGTTGTTGACAATAGTTATAAGTCCCCAGTCCGACAGTAACGTCGCAACTGTGTTCCTACGTTCAATATCATTCTCCATAAGATTAGATGGTTTCCCATCCAATAAAAAGAGTTCTTTAAAGTGTGTGATAAAATACCTGCCTTGTTTGTGTAAGATATGGCAAGATTGATATAGCATATTATCTTTACGAGATGCTACGCCAATACGAGTAAGTGTTTCACGCACTTTAAGAAAATCATCTGGTTCATTAAGCACGACTTCCAGCATCATAGCTGGTGTCCACTCCTGTACTTCGTTATTTTGATCTTCCACCTTTAGTCACCTTTTGTTTCAATACATTAATCTGTTCATCGTTTAGTAAGGTGAGAGCTTGGCGAGCTTTTTCATTGCTATAACCATAATATTCTTTGACTGCTTCTAATGAGTCAGTCTTATCAGCTTTCAACCACTTGCTAAAACGCTTTTGTTTCCTAATTGTATTTATAAGAAAATCAAATTGGAGGCGATTATCCAAGTGGTGATTACGATTCATCTCATTAGCTAACAAAGCTGTATCATAAAAGTATGATAGACCTCTATTAACCATAAATGCACTATACTTCTTTTCAGCTTCTTCATCCACCATAAGATCTTTTTTGGTGTTGTTGATAGCATTTAGATATTCAAACGGATTCATATTAAAACCATCCTAATTTTATACCATTGTGCGCAATAATAAAGAAACACGCAACAAGGTGAGTTATAACCCAAACAGTTCTTAGAATAGCAGCAATATCGCTTTCTTTAGTATCGCCAATCTTGCTGCCAATTGTCTTAGCCCATATTCTCCACATTGTACTAAGCAAACTCGACATTGGCCATAAGCTCCGTCATGCAAGCAACCATGTTTAATTCATGGTCGGCTACAAATGCATTCTTATACTGATAGTCAGCAAGAATAAGAACTAGTTGTGGAATTGAATGTGGTTTAGCCATAGTGGCCATATTGTCATAAATCATTCTAAAGATTTGTTGTGGTTCAACATCAATATTATTAGCAACCCATAAACGCATCTTTTTGAAGTCTTTGTTTTTAAGATGGTTGGTTAATTCAGTTTGATCTTGAATAAGAGTAACTGAACTTGCTTCAATTTTACCAGATACACTGTAACGTTGGCATTCACCAAGTACTCTACGGAAGTCTGGGAAATGCTTGTTAACGATATTAGCAACTACAGCTGGTTCAGCTTCAACACCTTCGTCTTGCAAAATCTTTTGTAGTCTAACAAAGAACTTATGAGCAATACCAGCTTTGTACTCTTTTGGAATACTAAAGTCATATACTGAACACCTTGAATGAAGTGGTTCAATGATACGATTCTTGAAGTTACATGTAAGGATAAACCTACAATTGTTTGAAAACTCTTCAATGAATCCACGCAAGGCGGGTTGGGTTGATTGAGGATTAAGGTAATCAGCCTCATCCAGAATTACTACCTTGTACCCACCTTGCAGTGAAACAGAAGAGGCGAACTGTTTAATCTTACCACGTAGTGTGTCAATGTTACCTTCTTCAGATCCGTTGACTACAATATGGTCTAGATTTAGTTCATTACATAATGCTCTTGCAACTGTGGTTTTGCCCGTACCAGCAGAGCCAGAAAACATCATATTAGGAAGCTCACCTGTATCTAGGATAGCTTGGAATGTGTTCTTCATTTCATCAGTAAGAACACAATCATTAATTGTTTGTGGGCGATACTTTTCAACCCATAGGAATTCAACACTCATTCACTTTCTCCATCATAAAAATATATTATATCACACTTTTGAGTGATTGTAAACAGTTATTTTTGAAACTGTACCGTATAGGTTTTTCCCATCCACTCAAAAGTAATTTTGCTATGTGAGTAAAGAGTTAAAGACTCTTCTTTATAGCGCGTTTCAACATTGCACACTCTCTTAGTACCACCACTAGCGTTACTATTTGAATGCCCAAGCATACCACCAAGTAATGCTCCAACTGTTCCTCCATTGTCTACGTTTTTAGTTACGTTGTTACCGATAATACCACCAATGATAGCACCTTTAAGCATATCACCGGTTTTATCACCAGATACTGTTACATCCCTACAAACTTCGACTTTGTAAGGAACTTGATTAATCACAGACTTATTATAATCTGTCACATTAGGTTCATGTGCTAAAGCTGGATGACACGCACCCAGTGTCATCAAACTAGCAATTGTTATTTGTTTAACCATTTGGTACCAATCCTTCTAAAATTAGGTTCATTTCAGACTGCTTAGATTCGTCTTCTTTGACTTCGTCTACTGCATTGTCTAGCTCTTTGAATGCCTTATTTGATCTTAGCTTAGAATAAAGCAAACGGTCTTTACGAAGACGATTCACAATAATCTTATTTGCTTCAAGGTCATTATACTCAAGAAGAACAAACGCACGGTATTGAGTACCATCAGGGAATACTTCAGCTTCTGATACTGCATAACCTGCAACATCTACATCAGCAATAATATTCTTAGTGACCTTTTCAACTTCATTTAGTGTTGCTACATCAAGATCAGTTGATCCTACTTTAGCAATAAAGTTTTTAGTTTGAGAACGAACTTTACCATTAATCCTATCAGCCAAAGTCGTCTTAGCATTAAGTACTGCAATATCATAACTTAACTGTAAATCAGGAGTTACGGCAGTACCTACTGCAAAGATGCTTTCGTCTTTTACAGGAATTTTAGTAAACCATTTAGGCATTCTATCAATTTGCTCTTCAACCATCTCACGTTGTTCTTCAATAACAACTGCTTGAGTGATTTTTTCATTACTACTACATGCAGCAAGAGCAACCGCTGCAAGTGGTAAGGTTAGGAAGTATGATTTCAATTTTCTCTCCATAATATACTACTTCAATATAGTCACTAGCAACCCAATGCTACTAGCCATGTTTCCAAAGTTGAATACTCTATTCGACTTTTGTGGAACTGGTTTTGCCCAACCTTTCATAAAGTCTTCAGTCTCAGTAAAATCAATTACTTCGTCTTTTTGACTTACTACTACGGGCGTCTCATCTGGAGTACAATCCATGGTTGTAGTACCAGTTAATATTTCAGGTGAAACAATTTTAATGATATTCTCTTTAGCCCTTACTTCAGCATGCATACAAGCATTTGTTTCAGTTTGATCAGGACCAAATACGAATTTACCTTTAGTGTGATATTCTGTTCCTTCAATTTTAACATTCATTGAAACTACACAAGCTCTGGTATCTTCTATGTAAGGAAAAACCTTACGCTGATAATTGGTCATTGACTCAATCTTATGCGTAAAGTTTCCACCTACTTGGTGTGTGTACTTACAATTAGTCGTCGCTAATGTCGGTGTCGACAAAAGCATCCCCGTCGTCAGTATCACCAAGGTCTTCATTACTTTCCTCCACTGGCTGGTTTGTTTCGGCAAAGGCAGCAATACGGTCTCGTACGGCTCCAACAGATGCCATTTCATTACCTTTGAACGCTCCTCGTTCAGAGCATGCATCAATGATCTTTATAACTGAAAAAAGATCACCAATGTTTAGTTGTGGTGCTTCTTGCATATTATCCTCCATAGTTAGAAGCCTTTTCCAAAGCGATAAAGTATTCTACCGCTGTGTTTTCATTAGTCCAACTAGAAATTAGTTTAGACGAGATACGAACATTATAGTCGCCTTGAATAATCTTGAAGTTAGCGATGTTAAAGATGAACCGATATGGTGCACTCGCTGGGGGACCATCAACGGCCAGCTCAAAGTTATTGGCTGTAGCATCTTCCACATCAGTTACCCGAATCGTGATGTGTGCATCGCCTGGATTAGCAGTGATGACTACATCGCTAACTCCAAGAGCTGAGGCTGCCTTTCGCATTTGGGCGATATTATCGGCAGTCAGCGTAAGTGTGACCTCGGGGTCAGGCATGGTGATGACCTTTGATGGAGATGTTAAAATGGAAGGATCTGAGAAGTAGTAATTAACTGATTTACGATCCTGTACAATTTTGACAGAATTATAATCAGCTGAGAACTGCAACTCAGGATCATCAAACATGCTCATGACTCCGAGGAACTCGTTTAGGTCATAGATACCTAATAGATTGTCGGGGAAAGTTTCAGCTACAGTGGCAGTAGACATAATGTTCTTTGCCTCACTCATAGTCTTGATTTCATTTCCACCGTTAAATACGATATTTGAATTAATTGATGCAAAGTTTTTTAGTACATCACGGGTTTCATTAGATAGTTTCATTATTTAGTATCTCCATTGATTTTCATATTGTAATTAGTATTATATACCATTTGAGGTGAATTGTAAACCCCAAAAGTGCACTCAGCTTGACCTTTTTCAAAATCATTTTCTTTCATATCTTCGTCATGCTGATGTAAAGCAATAAGGGCATAGTGCAAGATTTTCATAATGTCTTTACGGTTTGCACCATCTTTCTTGCCGTATCTTTGGGCATACTTTAGAACATTACCTAAAGCGAATCCCATACCATGACCACAGTCAATAATAAATTCAGTTGATTGAAATTTATTTTTTGAGTAGTGACCATTGTAAGTTCCATCAATATACTCTTTTAGTTCTCTGATAAGAGTACCTTCATTGAATTTATATTCTACCATTATACGATTTCCTCAATTATTTCGTTGAGAGTATCTTGATTGGTCTCAACAGTTGGTTCTTGTTCAGATGTTGTACCATCCACTTTTTGATATAGATCAATAAAGGCTTCTTTAGTATCTTGATCAAATCTATTAACGCAAAGCTCAATAGCTTTATTGCGATCACCAAAGATCGAATATGTTTGAACAATATGGCAAAGACGTCTTGTAGAGACTAGATCATCTACACCACCGTCTTCAAATGTTTTACGAATCGTTTCAGACCAGATAGTAAGTAGCTCTGCAAATTCAAGATCTTTCTTATTAAACTTTTCCATATGCTTAACAATGATACGCTTTTCAGTACCAGAAGTAGGATAAGGTTGTTCCATTGTGATTGTAAACCTTTCAAGGAAGGCTTCATCAATGATGTTGGCTGCTATGAACCTACCATCTTCTGATCCTTTACCTTTAGTGTTTGCAGTAGCCATAACGTTAAACCCTGAGGCAGGTGTTACAACTTCACCAGTCTTTTTAATAAGAACGGGCTTACCTTCAAGGACACCCTGAAGACACATAATCTTATTTGAACCACGATCAAGTTCGTCAATAAGAAGTAACGCACCTTGTTTCATAGCTTTAATGACTGGGCCTTCGGCAAAAACAGTTTCACCATTGACCAAACGGAATCCACCAATCAAATCGTCTTCGTCAGTTTCAGGAGTGATCTGAACTCTGATGTAATGCTTACCTGCTTTAGCACAAGCTTGCTCAATCATCATAGTCTTACCATTACCTGAAAGACCTGTAACATAAGTTGGATAGAAAGAATTAGAGGCAATAATAGCTTTGATATCACTAAAATGACCCCATTGTACAAAGTACTGATCTACACTTGGAATGAAGATCTCATCGTTCATAATTGATTGAACGTTAGTTGGCACTTGAGGCTTCTCCTGAGTAGTAGGTTTATTTTGAAAAGGCAAGATTTGTGCTTGCAAGTTGTATACACCATAACGAACTTTAGAGCCAAGATTGAAAATCCGGTCTACGTCTTTATGAGAGATACTCATTTGATCAGCAATAATCTTGAGTTCAGGTTTACGAAACTCTACCTTTGAAGGATAAGTTGCCGCAACCTTTTCGAGCAGTGCTCTTTGTGAAAATGTAAGTTCTTTGTTCATAATATAGTCTCCAAATCAAGTAGTCTTTTTCCATTTTGTAAGTATATTATATCATACTTTTTGCCCATTGTAAAGGATTATTTTCAATATAATTCACTTTTTTTTGGTGGTCGCAGAGAGATTCGAACTCCCGGCCTCTGGTTTCGTAGACCAGCGCTCTATCCAGCTGAGCTATGCGACCGTCTCGGCGAACTTAACTGCCAATGTTCTATTAGCTTTCTTTGAACCAGCATACTTCTTAAATGCTCTAGCTATTTCACCTTTCTTAGCATTATCACGTACTTCGAAATCTTCATTAGCTGTATCAAGTGACTTACGATCATTACGAAGTATGAAATAGCGATCATAACCTAATACATTGTCCAATGAGTAGAACTTTTGTTTCATGAATGTTCTACGAGCTTGATTAGTCTGATCCCATGAGATACTATTATCTGCTTGTGTTAGAGCATAGTTGAAGTCATGTCTAGCATTAGCTAAGAAATAACCAGTAATAGAAGAACAGTAATGCTTTTTAAGATTAGTTAAAAGAGCAGAAGTAAGTCTATCACCTTTATCTGCTTTTACCAAATTACCACTTACATTGATAGCATATCCAGCACGATTATAAGAAGTTACTTCCATTTCTTTTTCATGACGCTTAACTTGAATTCTACCACCAGCTCCATCTGTTAGAAGTACAAAATTAGTCTTTTGAATATTATACTTCTTAGTAAACTTGTTGATCAAACTAGGAACAGCCATTAGAGCTTCATCTAGTGGTGTACCACCAAACTCTTCAGCGGATGATTGATATGGATAGATCCTGTTATCTAATCTATAGCAGTTATTATATAACTGACGGATGCACTTGTCTTGATCAACTTTTTTAAGAGAAGAAGAAGCAAGTGGGATAAGTTTAACATCACGGTGATCTACACTTCCGTATGGAATATAAGCATCTTGTAAACGGTTAGTACGTTGTGATGTAAAACCAACCACTTCATATGGAATGTTAACCTTACGGCAAAACATTGTAAGCACTAGAATCTGTTTAATAACAGAACCAAGTGTATTTGCCATTGAGCCAGAATAGTCAACCATCATAAACATACCATGGTTTTTAGCATCAGGCAAATTAGTCATACGCTTAAAGATGTCATCAGTGTATTTGTATGCATACAACTTATTAACATCTAAAGAGCCTGAACGAGCAGTTTGAGCCCTTGTAGATCTCCAAGCTGCCTTACGCATCTCAAACTCTTTAGCCATGATTTGAACGATCTTCTTATTCTCATTCATAAAATCGTTAAAAGAGTCATCAAGTGATTTACGGTAACGAGTTGCTTTATACTCATAGGTACAGTGTGCATCAATATGATCTCTGCATTTTTCAACATATGAATAGTCTAACATCATTTCAGATATTTGAGTTTCAGTAAATCCATTGCATACATCTACAACTCTGCCGTTTTCATCTTGATCTAAAAGCTTATGCTCATTATCACGAAAAGCTTTATCAGTCTGAGATTCAGTTTGATCGTAATCGTTTCCACCTTCATTACTTAAGGTTTCTACTTCATCACTCTCGTCTTGTTCTTCATTTTCTTCATTCGAGCTGCCTGCGCTTTTCTGACTTTCCGCTTCACCTTCGTCATTATCATCCATGCTTCTAGGTTTATCAGAGCTAGTCTCAGATGTCTCAGCAGTCGGGTCCATATTTCCATCTTGTTCCTCATTGCTATTATTAGGTATGGAAGGAGACTTTGTTTGATTTTCTAACGCATATGCATAAAGCTTTCTGCAAGCCTCAAGCACATCTTCCCAAGTTTCCACTGCGAAGACTTCATTAACTAGATCCCTTTCACTGTCAAGAAACTCAACATTGATTAGTTCACGTAGTTTAGCTTTTAGATTAATCCTATCAATCAAGTTTACATAATCAGAAGTTAACTCTGGTATTTCACTAACACCAAAGAAGTCATCATCATATAGCTTTTGGTAACCACGCTTAAAGCATGATACCAAACCAGGATAGCGACGTTGAATTAACTTTTCGATACGAA